AGTGTTCAATGCGCATATCATGGATTTTCAGCGCATTCGTGTTATCACCATGTACGGACCCCAGCCAGACCGCCGGGACTGTCCCGTCCGGGTCAGAGCAGATGCTGACAGTCAGCCGTCTGATTGAACCATCCCACAACTCACTGCCAAACAGCGCCTGCTTAAACCCACAAATGGTCAGTGTTCCGATATCAATGGCCGAGGCGATATAGTCCAGTTTTAACGCCATGCGGTTTGACCTGACATTCCACTCAGCAGGTATCGTCAAATCTCTGTTATCTATTAAATCCTGACTGATAATCGCCACGTTCCGCATATAAATGCCGGAGAGCCGTTTTGCTTCACTCCCCGCAATCGTGATAACAGGATTTGCTGAATCGGCATCACGTGCAATAAATACCGTCCCGTTATCAATCGCTCCCAGATTGCGGGTGCTGGCCAGCTCTGAGTTAACGCCCCATTCCAGATCAAATTTTGGGTCGTAAGAGAAATTCAGCTCAGAGATGTAGATCTTTCCAGTGGGCAGGCGAGTGTGTTTTTTACCTTTTGCATAGGCGTTGAACTGGTTCAGAACTTCGGCATTAAACTGATAATCAGTGCTGATACCAACACCAAATGCCGACATGTTCACATCGCGTCCCATGTTTAAACGCCACGCCCCTGATGCGCCTGACGGGTCAACGGTAGGGGCGATAAACAATTTGGGATACGACGATACCAGTACGCTCATATCTGACGTGTCGAACCACCAGTCTGCGTCACCTCCATCATACGCAGCCAGCGCCCCCAGCGTTTTTATTCTGCTGCTGACCCCAGGAAATATACCTCGCAGCTCCTCAATGTGACGAGGAGAACCAATTAGCAGCTGTCCATCACGTGAAAATAGTCCTGTTTTTGATACAGGATAAGACCATTCCCCCCATTTTAAAGAAGAATTAATATAGGTAGATGTAGAAAAAATCACGTAATCTGAAATGAATGTTCTTCGTTTTATATGTCCGGAATGAACGGTCAAAATACCGCCATTTGGGTCGGGTGATGTCGGATTACCAGAGGGGACAGGATAAATACCGGGTAATAGTACATCATCAATATCAACGTTGGCGCTGAGTGCCGATTTCATCATCAGCGCACCATAATTATTTTCGGACATAAGCACCTCATGTTTGTTAACAGGTGCGATTTAACCGGATGGGACGGGGATGATACAGAAAGCGGGCGAGCGGTAACGCCGCCAGATAGGGCATGGCGGCGTTTGGTGAGTGTCAGGCTATCATTTCAAGGCATTGGGTGTATAAATCGTCCTGAGTGCCGTTTAGGGCCTCAAATGCGGCTTTTCCTCCGCATACTCCATCAGCATGAACCGGAACAAGCCAGGCATAATTAGCGCGTATTGCTGCTGGCGCTGCGTGCTGGTGGTGATGGTCACACAGTGGTAATACGCGGGCGTGTGCGCCTGCTGCTGTTCTCCCTTCGATATGATGCAGGCTGACCACATCGTTAATAATGCCGTGAACATAACAGGCAATGCAGGGTAGAGCGCCGATTTTGTCCATCAGTGACCGTTCAGAGGAGCGGGGTGTTCGCCCCTTCAATCCACGCGAACACGGTTTATTTTTTGCCCGTTCAATATAGCGGGATTGCCGTTCCCGCTGTTTTTCGTACTGAGTATTACGCCATTCCGGGTCTGCCTGTTTCTCGCGCTGGCGGGCGATGGCCCGCTGCTGATACTCGCGCTGTTTTTCAACGTGACGTTGTAACTTTTCCTGTGCGGTTTTCATGTTGAGAACCCCGCATATCAGTAAGGAAGGTCAGATTCAGGGACATACGCCGGAATTTCACTGTTGAAGCCACCACTTTCAACATGAAGGATTAGAGTTTCGATATAGCCAGCGGTGTACGCATCACAGCGACGCGCAATTTCATGAAGCTGTTGCAGCTTGATATCGGTGTCAGCGTTACCTGTCGCAATTTCCTGTGCAATATCGACCTTTTGTTGCATCGCATCGACGATGAGTTGCGCTTGTGCGGCTACAATGGTGGATTCGCTGGCCTCGTTATCGCCGTCAGCGCCGACGATATCTGTGATGGTGCGGGCTACTTTCATTTCAGGATTTGCCAGCGCTTCAAAGTTCACATCACCACGCATCAGAGCCAGCGTATAGAACTCACGGCAGGCGTTATACCAGTTGCGGCGGTGATAGCTCGTATCGCTGTGTACTGAGCGCATATCCAGACCATGCGATACATGAACTTCCATCTGACGCATAGAGATTTCGATAATTTCCGAATCGTGGCCCGCTTCAACGGCGGAAACAAAAGCCTCTTCATCGTCATCAAGCGGGGTGCAGTCAGGAATAAAAGTCCGGGCGACTGGTGCTGACATATCGCGGGTATCATGCACATCGTTTGAATCCGCGCTGGAAATCGCAACAGATGAAAGAGATTCTGCGATATCCATAGCAACTTCAGCGCTGACGTGTGCGCCGGTTCTGGTGTCGATAAGTTCGTCACCGTCTACCTTAAAGAATCCGTCCTGTTTGTAGAAGCTCTGCCAGTGCTCATCCGTCAGGCCATAGCGCAACACAGTATCGCGGGCCATTGCGTCATCGTCTTTAGCATTGTCGCGAGAATGGATAACATCCTCTGCAACTTCTGACGGTGTACGCAAAAACGGGTTACGCGCTTTAGCCTGGGCGATTACCGCGCTGCCAGTGAATTCACCAGCCGCGACCAGCATATTCAGAATGGATTCCGCTTTAGTGCGTTCTGATTTGGTTGGCTTCCATTTGCGGCTGCTGTTCAGAGAGCGGGCCTTACGGCGTTCGCGTTTACTATCTGCCTGGTCGATATCGTCATCACCATCAGTAATGTCGAGCGCCTGACGCAGACCATAGCGGCGAAAATAGGTGAAGGACGCGCCGACGCGCTGGCATTCGTCGAGGCGCTTATCTTCTTTGATAAATGCCGGGAGCCGGAAAGATACTTCTGTGCTGGACGGGATATGGATAAAGGTTGTCACCATTTCCAGCGGAAGCTCGTCGCCTTTCTCAAACTCCTGTTTGAGCATCAGGCCATGCTGGTAGATGGGCTCGCGTAGCATGTCCAGCAGTTGCGCCAGTGATGCAAAAGTAAAGTCCAGCGTTTCGTTATAGTTGTCGCGTTCCGGGTTTTTTAGATCGCGCACCAGATGCGCCAGCGCTTCCTGAGCGTTGGCATACTGCTTTCCGGGAGCTACGTAAACTTCCGGCGCGGTCACTTCCGTTTTTTCGACTTCATTTGAGGCATTTTTGTGAACGGGAATCATAGCGGCAGTTGCATAGCCAGCGGCTTTAAGTGCCATCATGGTATGTACTGCCAGTTCTGCGGCGTCGGGGATAGTGAGTAATGTACTCATTGTGGTTGCTCCTTTCTGTGAGACTGAATCCCCACTTTTGAGATGGGGCGGGGTGGAGCTCAAAACCGCAGAAAGTCGGCGGACTTATTACGCAAGTTCACGCCTGCGCTATTCGTCGCACTCCACCCCATAATTCAGCACTCGCGTAGCCGGAGCCACCAGAGCATAAATTCTGGGTACAAAAAAATCACGCTGACGGGGTGATATACCGCTTTCTGTTATAGGTGTTTTGAGCACCTTTATAGATCTTATTTCAACTACAAATTAGAAGCAAGGGCTTATTTACGCTCGGCAAATTTGAGAAGGGCATCAATTGCGGCTTTCAACGTGTCGGATGATTTGAAACTATAGAAACCGGCTTTCCATTCACCACAAGACTTTAACGCCTCCTCATAGTCGGAAAAGGCTTTTTGCAACCCGGCCCGTTCTGCGTGTTTGGTAACAATGAGAAGGGCGTGAAGGTCGGTCGTACCTAACGTCACATTTGGGAATGTTCCATTTGTTGCAGTGTCTCGTTGCTGCATGAGTGACAGCGTTACTCTGTCTGCAACAGAGTTAAATTCTTTCCGCTTTTCGCCCTTGATAGCATAGTGATAGCTGATGTAACCGCTGGCAAAAGTGCCGATAACCGAAACAAAAAGCGCTATCGTTGCCACTACATCACTGTAACTCATGAGGCTATCCTTATGTCCTATGCTGATTTTGCGGCTACTCTGGCGTTAGGTATATCAATCGGAAACCTGCTTACATGCCTGTGGTTTTGGTGGCTGAGCAAGCGTTGCTGATGCGGGATTATCTTATATTAACTACAAATAAGACGAAAGGAAGAAGGGGTGTTTTTTGCGGTAAGGGATTGTTTATGGGTATAATCCTGCCCGGTGCTTGAGGCTGTCTGCCTCATGTCACCATGCGGCAGATAGAAGAAAGCCCCGAAGGTCAATTTTCATTAACCAACGAGGCCTCTAATCTTGCGTGACAACACGATTATAGCCTCCCAAAAGCAAAGGAGGCAACTTTGTTTTACAAAGGAGTTTTTTTGTTTATCGCGATATTTATCGCGGCGTTACTGGCGTATACCGCCCTTAACCGGACGCTTTGCGAAGCGTCCATAGGTCAGGGAGGTGTGCAGGTAGCGGCAAAGTTTGCCTACGAAGCTAAGGAGAGTCGCTAAATCAGGGCGGGGATCCGTCCCCGCCTTTCTGGTTGTCTGGCATGGCCTGAGCACCTTTAAAAGCCGCTCCTTCGGGGGCGGCTTTTCTTTGGCGTTACCTCTCGCATCATCTTTTGAATCCTCCAGGTAAAAAACCATAATGGCACCTGCCACGGACAGGAAGCATTGCCTGTTACCTTTAAGCCTTTGTTATTACCCTTGTGATTTCAGCCATTCCGCCCCAGGAGTGGCTTTTTTTATTTGTACTACACGCCAGCGGTAACGCTGTTTTTGATCCTCTTCTTTCCTCGCTACGCTGCAAGCCTCACAAGGGGGGAATTGTGACAATAAAAATAAACAGGCGTGATGATGCATTTGCAAAGCTGGTGGCTGAAGCGCGGGAAGCGCCGGGGTTCAGCTATGCAAAGTCGCGCAACAGAGATTACAAGGGCTTTAACGATGATTTTCAGGCTGAGAAGTTACTCAAAAACGACGACATACAGCAGGCCGTCAGTGTTTACAAAAAGCACATTATTGCAGCGGATATCGTTGGGCGTCAGGAGGCGCTAATTGACCTGTCAGCACGTTTCCGTGCGCCGGACGCAACAGCGGTAATGCTGGAATTGCAGGCGCTGGAGAAATTGCGGCTGGAGCCGGAGATATTCCGTAGCCGCATGGCGGCAATTGATACCCGTGCTGTTAAAAACATCAAAAGAACAAAGCACGGCTGGCAGGTTGAGGGGCTGGATAAGTCTCATCTTGCCGCGCGGATCCTTACGCTTGCCGGGGTGGATATCAGTAAGCCGATAACGGACGAAGGTAAGCGCCTCGCGAGAGAAACACTGACCGAAATTTACCGGGATATGGGCGGCGATGACGGCGATTGAGATAGCACCTGAGCATGATTTAGAGCGCCGTCGCTACTGGCTGTCAGAGAAAAAGAAAATGGCAGAGTGGCGGCGCGTAATGCGTTCGCTCACGACAAAACCGCACCGCGTTAAATGTCTGCGCGGTGGTCGTGGTTCCAGTAAATCATGGAGGATTGCCGAAGCGCTGATTCAGCTAACTGTGCGATATGACCTGCGCATTCTGTGCTTGCGTCGGGTACAAAAATCTATCGACGCATCATCACATAAGCTACTCAGCGATACGATACGCCGTCTGGGGTATGAATCAGAATTCACGATAACTCAAAACAGTATCAAGTCTAAATCCGGCGCTGAATTCCGGTTTTTGGGCTTTCAGTCAAACCTCGACAGCATTAAATCCATTGAAGGCGTGGACATTTGCTGGGTGGAGGAAGCGCACGCGATTTCGGCTGAAGCGTGGGAAACGCTGGCCCCGACATTGCGCCGTAACGGTGCTGAACTATGGATTACCTTCAACCCGGCTTTTGCGTGGGATGAAACCTATGTCAGATACGTTCTCAATGCAGAGGATGAATGGTTTATTGAGGAGGTGAACTGGTATCACAACCCATATTTCAATTCGACGTTGGATAAAGAGCGGCTTTATACGCTGAAGTATTACCCGGACAAGTACGACAACATCTGGAACGGCGTTCCCGTCAGTGATTTACCCGGCGCTGTTGTTAACCGTGGCCATCTTGAAAAGTTAGTTGTTTCGCCCGATTCGAAGCTGGCGAAAGCGTGTCGAACTGGCGTTAAAACGGCAGTGCTCGATGTTGCTGATGATGGCGACGATGATTCGGTGTTGTCGTTCTTTGACGGGCGTTTTTTGTACCGTATGGAGCGATTACAGGCACGTGACACCGTTCAGCTTGCGCAGCAGGCGTTAAAGATGGCGACGGAAGAAGGCTGTACCGTCCTGATTTACGACTCTGTCGGCGTTGGTTCTGGTGTTAAAGGCGAGTTAAACAAGTACGAAGACTCAGAGATTGAGTTTCGTAAATTCGTCGCTCAGGGCGAAGTGTTGCGCAAAAAATCCCGATATCGCGGCGGGAGGCCGAACGAAGATACCTTCCACAATCTGCGAGCGCAGGCATGGTGGGCGTATCGGGATGCGGTTAATGATTCTGTGCGCTGGATGGAAACAGACATTATGCCGCCTGATGGCCTTTTTGCGATTTCCGACCAGATACCGCGTCGATATCTCGACCGCATCCTTTCTGATTCTACTGGCGTCATGTGGGAAACCACGCCTGACGACAAAATCCTTATTGAAGCAAAGAAAAAAGTTAAAAAACGGCTGGGCGTATCCACTGACTACGCTGACGCCATATTCCCACATCTGGTACGTATGAAATCAGGAATTATCGAATGACGAACAAAACCAGCTTGATTCCCACTGAGGGGATTTTAACGAAAGAGGGCTTGCAGCCGGCTAATTACAATGTTGATGGCTATGTAAGTATGATGACCAGCGCAGCGGCAAGCTCAAAGGGTGCGGCGGGGATGAGCTCACCGACAGCCAACCGCATGAAGGCTCGCGCCGCAGAGGGGATGATTCCGCTGGTGGCTGCAATGACCGGCGAGCTATCCGGCATAGGCTGGCGCATTATCAGCGAACCGGTTGCTGCCGCAATGCTGAACGGATTCACAGTGGTTACTGAAAATCCTGATGATTCAAAGCGTATTCAGCAGATTTTTGACGAAATGGGCGCGTGGCAGGTAGTGGAAAGCGCCGCCATTCTAAAGCGTCATCATGGCTGGTCTGTGCTGGTTATGGGGGAAGAGTGGGTGCGTTGCCACGGCTCGCACTGGATTACTCCGTCTAACGACTGGTTTGCAGACTACAATTCGCCATTTTTTGGCCTGCCGGAAGGCTGGCGTATCCAGCTTAAAAGCCCCATCGGTGGGGAAGTGTTTATTGAGCAGGAAGATTCGATCCTCTTTGGCGATAAAAACTATCAACCTATTTACGCGATGGTCGGTATCGAATTTGGCGAACCATTGTTGTGTAAGCCTTATGCAGCTTTACAGCGGCTGGGTCTTTCGCATGAGCTAATCATCAGCATTCTTTCCCTTTCCGTTCAGGATATCTATAAAAAGAATGACTTAGCTGAAGACCTGAAAACGGCTAAAGGAGAGGCTACAGCAGCCCGAAGGCTGGCAGGCATAGCGGCAACCCGTCAGTTAAATGACATGGTCGCGATTGATGCTGAAGAGGAAATTAACCGCCTACAGTCCACCATGACCGGAACCGCCGACCTTGTTGATATGGCTATTAAGCTGGTATGCGCCGAAACAGGTTTTCCCATAGCTATGCTGGCAGAGCGTAAAGGTGGTCTTTCCAATAGCGATACCAGCGCCGATGCTCAATGGCAAAACCTTGTTTCTCATATCAACACCAATTACATCATTCCGGCACTGAAAAAGCTGGCTTTTCGCTATACGGGGATCCGCGCTGATTTTGTCCCGAATAAATCTCAGGGCCAAATAGACCGCGAGGTAGACCGGGACAAGAAACGAGCGGAAACAGCACAGCTTTACTATTCCATGCGAGCCATTACCAGCGAAGAGGCCCGCGCAACGGCGCAGGAAACCGGAGCGGTGGTTATGCTTGCGACCACTCCGCCCGCAACTGGCACCATTGATGACCAGAATGGCGACGATTCGAACCAGAACAACGAGAATCTGAACCAGAATAGCACCAAAAAAGACAACGGCGAGGCCAATAATGGCGAAGAGTGAACCACGTTACGACGCCGGGTATCCGCTGGCTATCGAACTGGTTTACGCTCAAAGGCTGGGCGATAACGCCCGGCTTGTTGGTAAATGGGTTCGCGATGCCTGCATAAAGACATACAGGGCAATCGGCAAATCCGGCGCGGTACTCAATACCGATGCCGCCGATGGTAAAGATATTTCCGTTGATGACCTGCTGGGGGATTTCATCGCCGCTGCAACGGTCAAAAAAGTGCGCGTATATATAAAGAAGAAAGCCGGAAGGAATTATTCACGCATGACGCGTGAGCAGCAGGAAAAGCTTGTCCGGTCTGTTGCTCAGGAACTTTTGCCGGATGCATCAATATTCCTTAAAGCCATTCCGTCGCTGCTGAAAGATGGTGAGTTTGGGGCCGTTCCCGCCTACGCATTCAGTGAAGTAAGGCGGCAGGCAGCAATCAGCCTGGCTAAAGACTTCGCCCGAGTGACCGGCTCAAAGCCCGATACCTACCTTCGTGTTATCAATCGCACCGCTGATGATGTTCAGGCCGCTATTGTGAATGGTCAATTTGGCCTGACTGACGAGTATTACCAGAGCTATTACCAGCGCTTCCGCGTCGATGGTGTGAATCTTATTGACCTGAAAACAGGGCTGTCAGCCACACCAGATACAGCGGGGGCAATATCTAAGCCGCTCGCCAGCTTAACGGATCCGATGAGAGCCGCGAGCACGGTTCCATCATTACCGGCTATGGAAGCGGCAAATACCCAGCTTGCTAACTCGGCGGTTGACGATTTCCGGCTGATTGTTCGCGCTGCCGCCGATATTGATTTGGCACCGGGTATCAAATTGCCAACCGAAAATATGGCTGACCTGATATCCATTGATATCTATGACGGCGATAAAAAGCTGCTGGAGCAAACGACTGACTGGCTCACGCAGAGCATGGGGCGCATGGAGAATGTCTCCGATGAGGCGCTACAGCGCGGAATCAAGGTCGTTCAGCAGGGGTTACGCGAGGGGAGAGGCGTCGACTATATCGCCGATAAACTGGCAACCGAAATGGAAATTCCCTATCGGAGAGCCCGCAACGTCGCCCGCAATGAGATAGGTAATCAGGCCTGGAATCTGGAGGAAGCCAACGCCCGTATTGCCGGGATGAAAATATACCGCTGGCGGGGGATGTTAGACGAACGCGAGCGAAAATTGCATGTTGAGCGCGAAGGTAAGGCATACGAGCCGACCAGACCGCCACATGACGGGAATCCGGGGCAACCGCATTTATGCCGCTGCTTCCCCGAATGGTTGTTCTCTGCGTCGGACGTTGAAGAAGCGGAGAAAGAGATTGCTGCAAGAAACACAGGTCAACGTTGACGCCATCAAGCAATGGGAGATAACCCCGGAAGGTTATCTCCAGATTGATATCCCTATAGCCCGTCCGGGCGTACTGGTTTATGACCGCAAGCGCGGTGATGCATTCACGGCTAAAGAGTACCGCTCAGCCGATGAATTGTTTAACCAGGACTCAATGAATACCTTAATCGGCAAGCCTGTGACCGTGTCACATCCTCGCGGTGGTCTGGTGACGTCAAAAAACTACCGGGCCGTTTCTGCGGGGGTTGTTACTGCTGTTATGCGTCAGGGTGATGAACTTATCGCCCGTGCACTGGTTCAGGATGAGAAGTCCATCCGACTGATTCAGCAGGATAAAGATTTACGGGGTGCTTCGGCGGGGTATCAGTGCGACGAAAAGCCAAAAGAGACAGGACTATCCCCGGACGGGCAAACGTTCGACACGCTGCAAAAGGGTATCAATTACAACCATTTGAGCATTGTGCGTAACCCACGGGTAAAAACTGCAACATTCAATCTGGACGGTGAACCGATGGAATTAGAAGAGGCATTAGCCGAAATTGAAAATCTTAAAGCGAAAAATCAAACGCTTACGACTGATTTAAGCAAAACACAGGGCGACCTGCTGAAAGCAAATACCCGCCTTGTGAATATGGACTCAGCCAGCAACGAAGCCTACGAGCGCGGTGTTGCTGATGGTCGTCAGGAAAATGACCTGAAAGCAGCAGCTAAACGCCTGAACATCAACACCGACAGCCTGGGCGATATCAATCTGGTCAAGCAGGCCATCATCCGTAAGGCAAACCCTGAAGTAAACATGGATAGCTGGACGGATGAGCAGGTGGATGTTGCGCTGTCGATGGCGCTGGTTGCCTGCGGTAAGAAGTTCGAACAAACCCCGCGTAATCCTCGCGCAGCAGTTAACACCGATGAGCAGGGCGCTCAGAAGTCAGCCCATCAGGATTATCTGGCTCGCACCTTTGGCAAAAAAGAGGCAGGCAAATAATGCAGACCACGATTAAAGACGATTTTGACGCGGGGTTGCCGGGTGATTTGGCGGTGCTTCCGTCTTTCCGTTCCTCCGCTCGCGTAACTTCCCGTCGCGCTGGTGGTGAAGTTGCGCCGGGCGATGCGGTAAAACTTACCTCCGGTAATGATTCAACCTGCGTTGCTTTACCTGATGGTGGTGATGTTACGGATGCCATCGGTATTGCCGTTACCGCGCATTCCAATATGCCCGCCACACCGGGATTTGGTAGCAACACACGAATTGGCGTGGTCACGATTAATTGCCCAATTGGTATTGTCGAAAATGGCCCGATCCGCGTAGCGGTCAAAACGGGTGAATCGCCGAAAGTGGGTGATTTAGCCGTGCCGAAAGGCCGTAACGCCACTACCGGTTATATGGAATGGGGGGTAGCTGCATCCGGCGATAAAAGCCGCTTCCGCTTTGAATCGCCAACTCAGCGCGGTGGTACGGCAATTGTGATGGTCATTGATGGCGAACTACTCAGCGCCGGATATCCCCGCGAAGTCGCCGTAACTGGCGTTGCGCTGTCGCCTAAAACTGCATCTAAAGCCGCTGGTGCGACTCAGCAGTTTACGCCGACAGTATCCCCGGCAGGCGCAACCAATAAAGGCGTTACCTACGCATCCAGTAACGCCAACGTAGCGACAGTGGACGCATCCGGCCTTGCCACGCTGAAAAGCGGGGCAACAACCGGACAGACGGCAACCATTACGGTACGTACTGAAGACGGTGGTTTCACTGACACCGCTGTAATCACCGTTAGCTAACAGGGAAAACCCAAAAGATGAATGAGAAATATTTAGCCGCGCTTATGGCGCAGCTTTTTACAGAAGCTCAGGTAGCTGGCGCGGTGCCGGGTATCAACGTTGACGAACAAGGGCTAATTTTTGCCCGTGACCTAATTTCCATGTCAAACGATGTTTACATGGAAGAAATGCCCGCGCCTGTTGCGTTGACCATGTTCCAGCAGGAACCGGGAATCAACGAGGGCGCTAAGTGGGCGGGTTATCGCATGTACTCCGCACAGGGCATGGCTAAAATCATGGCGGCATTCGGTACAGATATGCCAATGATGAGCGCCAAAGGCCGGGAGTACTTCGCGCTGATGTACGATATTGGGCTGGGCTATGGCTACACCTACAGTGATGTTATGGCGGCGGCAATGTCCGGCACTCCGCTTGATAACATTCTGGCGCTCAATACCCGCGAAGCGCATGAACGAACCGTTTCTAATCTGCTGTGGCGCGGCAACAAGGAATACCAGATTATCGGCTTTATCGAACATCCGAATATTCCGCTGGTGGCGTTACAAGGTGCCTGGGCGACTTCTGACGGCGATAAGATTTGCGACGACGCATCAGCGCTTATTGCTGCGGTAAACACCACGAAAATCTACGAAGTGAATGAATTCCACATGCCATCTAAGGCGTGGGCGCGAATTCAGGGCTTGCGCCTGAGTGGTACGCTCGGCACGGTGCTGTCATTCCTGCGTAGCTCTTACCCGGAAGTTACTTTCCGCAAAAACTCCGATCTGGATGATGACGGTATCTGTATCACGCTGGCAAACAATCGTCGCCACTTCGCCCAGGCTACTCCTGTGCTGTTCCGTCAGTTGCCGGTTCAGCGTAGCGGGCTAGACCTGTCTATTCCGTGCCTGTCGCGCTCTGCTGGCGTTATCGTCCGTGCGCCGCTGGCTGCTGCCAAATCCTCAAAGGTGATTTAACTCATGGCTGAGAAAGAAAAAGTTTTTCTGACTAACACCACTCAGGCACCGATTCACATCGGTGCAAAAAACAGCGAAGGCACCGTTATTACTATCTCAATCGCTCCGCTGGCAGCGGTCGAAGTGGACGGCGCAACACTGAACATCGGCGGCGTTAAGCAGTTTCTGGACGAAGGCCGATTAAAAGAAGTTTCAGCCGCTGAAGCCAAAAAGCTCAATAAAGAGCATGACGGCGTAGTTGAGTCTGAAGACGAGTAAGGGCATAGCATGACGGTAAATGACTGGCTCGCCATTCTGCTACCGGGGGTAACACTTGATGAGGGCGCTATTAGCGCCCTTTCTTCTCAATGTGAGCGGCTTTACAACCTGCGGGCCGCTGCTGAGTACGGTTACGACATTGAGCGTCTGAAAGCGCTGTATGTTGCTGCCAATCTCGCCCCAATAGCAGTAGAAGGCATAAGCGCAAGTGTTCGCGGTGTTGCAAGTCGCCGGGAAGGGAAAGTTGCGGTGACATTCACAGAAGCCGCGCAAAAGTCTGGCTGGCAGGGTACGCAGTGGGGGCAGGAGTTTTTAGACGCAATGGGGGATTTGACAGGCGGTTGCATCCTTATCGGTCACGCGTCATAGAAAAGAAGTATTTTAATTAAATCAATATATTAGTTATCAATCACAACCAAAGGATAAAACAAATGACAGTAGTTCTTACAGCTAAACAAATTGAAGACCTCGCCGACTTTGCGAAAAAGGATGGTCAGCCGCAATACACCATCACTACTGGCACAATCCCTGAGTTTGAAGCTGAAGACGGTAGCACTATCCCGGAGTATCACGGGTTGATTGCATACTCAGATTCGCTTGAGCATGGGGTTTTGCAGCTCGACGACTGAGAAGCCATTACAAAGCCCATCTGCGGGTGGGCCTTATAATGGTGCTCTTGATGGAGGAAGTATGCGTGGCGGAGCTAAGTTCGAGACTAAGGGATTTGACCGCGTAATCCGTCAGCGCGTGAATGCGCTGGCGGGCGTCAAGCTTACCGTTGGTATTCACAGAGGGAAAATGAATCAGGGCGTCGATGTTGCGCTGTATGGAGCCTGGAATAACTTCGGCACAAAGAACGCTATGGGATGGGAGCTAATACCAGAGCGTCCGTTTATGCGATTTGCGGCAGACAGAATTGCTGACTGGATGCGCACAGACGCTTACAAAGAGGTTCTGCGTGATGTTGCGCGAGGCCGCATTACTCCGCAACAGGCTATTGCTCGTATAGGTGCTCAGGCTGTTCTAATTACCAGAAAAACAATCGCTGATTCCGCGCTATACCGTCCTAACTCAGATATCACCATCGCCCGCAAGGGTTCAACAAAGCCGCTTATTCATAGCGGTACGCTTATTCAGACGGTCAATTACAGGGCTTTTGCATGAGACGATTAATTCACTACTGGCGTCCATTACCGATTGAGATAGTTGGCGGTATGCCACGCGAGGGATATTCGGAGCAACAATCCGCTTTCCTCAGTATGCAGCCGGTTGATGGTGGCGGTTCCTTTCGGGCTTACCTAACCGGGCGCAAACCACAAGATTACATGGAGGCCATTGGCGAAACGGATTTAGAGGTTACAGAAGAGGGTGAGCATAACGGCGCTATAGTGCTATGTGCGGGTAAATATTACGAAGTGGTACAGCGGCAGGAGTGGCTAAACGGCGTTATTAACCACTACGAATATTTGTTATTTGGTATGAAAGAACGGGACGCGCTCGCGCTGGTGGGATAATGACTAATTATACGGTCAAATTAATGACCGTTGACGGGGAGTTATCATATTCTGATTATCGCGCAGAAAAGGCGACATTCACCGCTAACGGTAACAGCAAAGATATTTTATTCACGCCATATAATTTTCGGGATCCGTCTGTGGTCAGTTCTGTTGTGCTGGATAATGGCAGCGGAACCACTATCAATATTTCGGCTGATTTCCGGCTGGATGTTGGCGATGTTGTCAAATTCCAGGCTGGCACACTTAAAGAAACCGATACGCAGGCGAGACCAACAATCCTGAGCGGTGCTCCCTACGTTGCAATGGTACGGGCAAGACAGGCAATAATTGAGTTGGTGGGCGATAGTCCCATTTACGCGCAACAGAAGATTCCAGAGTCAAAGGATCCTTTTACCGCCGTTCATCTTCTCACGTCATCGAGAGAGCCACAGGCATTCGCAAAGTCATGGGATGGCGATTACCGCGTTTATCACTACAACTGTGAAGCGAAAATTATCGTCATCCGGTCATCAGATGACGCTCAGGCATTTCTGGAAAACTTTTTGAATCAGGTCGATTCGACTGAAGGTGATTTCTGGCAGTTCGAAAATAACTGCTGTATTGACCGCTCGGGCGATTTCGAGAATAGCTCCCCTCTAATTGATAACCTCGTTTACCAGCAGATGGCACAGGTAACGCTGTCTTTGACATTTGTGTACCAGCATTACAAACGAGAGAGTTGGATTGAAAGCGCGACGGTCACACCGTGCGATAAAGTCACTCTCGCTATCAGGGGCTATTAAATGGCGAATTTAAGTCGGCTTTTTAGTGTAAAAATTGGGCGTCAAACTACTGCCGCTCAATATGGCGTGTTTGGTGTCGGGTTAATCCTCGCGCCGGGTGCGGCATTTTTCGGGAAAAAATTCACAGATTACGAATCCGCAACTGTCGCGGATTTTGCCGATCTCTACCGGGTCTATACCAGCGCTGATGATGCCATTTCAGACGGCGTATCAGGCGATAATCTTCTGGCGGTTCAGGCGTATTTTTCTCAAAGACCATCACCGGATACGCTGGTTGTCGGCGATTTCTCAGCCGCTTACAGCAAAACTATGATTGCCCTGACGGGGGTTCCGGTTCCCGGCGCACCTACAACTACAAAGGCCACCATCGGCTATGTGAAAGGTACGGAATATCGCTACGCCAGTTATAACGGCAATACTTGGGCAGGGAGCACTGGCGCAGCGGCTGATATCGTTGCTGATGCAACGACTACAGGTCAGTTTCTGGTTGATGGTCGCATTGTCTATCTGGAAGGGGCCGAAGTTGTTCACGCTAAATCTACAGCGCTGGCTGCAGGCGTCAGTGCAGCGATTGCAGCCATCAAAAACCAGTACAACAAGTTTTTTATGTGCATGACGCCGTCGCGGAATCTGTCTATTCAGAAAGCTATTGCTGATTGGGTCGAATCGCAGATTGATAAAATGGCGGTGTTTATCGACGACTACACGTCTTCCACCTGGGCGACTGACAACATTACGAAATACCTTTTCGATAAGAATATGGCGGGTTCGTTTGCCATTTCTACGAAGCTGGAAAAGAACTTCCTCGACGCTGCTATCGCCGGGCGTTGTCTTGTCATGCAACCGGGCTCAGAAACGTGGGCGCTCAAGACACTTAACGCCGTTCAAAGTGATGGATTCACCGAAACCGATTACCAGAAAATTAAGGCGCTCAACGGCAATACCTTTGAAGACTATGGTTCCGGCATCACAGTAACTTACCCCGGCACATGCGGCGACGGAGAAGCGATTGAAGTTGTGCGTTTCTGCTACTGGCAGGCTGACCGGATGCAAAAAGACCTTGCCACGTTGCATATCAACCGCAACAAAGTGGGTCATGACATGCCGGGCTATGAACTGGTCTCTAACCAAATGGAAAGCTCGCTGAAGGCGGGTCAGACTGCTGGCGGCATTATGGAGAATTTTACGGACGATAACGGCGATTACGTCCGTGGATTTACCGTTGTGCGTCCGACGATGTCAGAAATCAGCGCCGTGCAGCGTATTAAAGGCGATGTGACTATCAAATTCTCTTTCTACCTCCGCTACGCCATTAAGCACGTTGATGCTGTTGGTACAGCGATGACTTACGGGATTTAACTATGTATTTAGGCGTAATGTCCTCTAAAGACTGGCTGATTACCGTAGGCGTTGTGCCGGTAATCGGTCTGGCTAAAGACAGCAATATCACGCTGGAAATGACGGATGACCAGATTACCGTTTCTTCCGGCATCGGCGGCGACTGGTCTTTTATTGATAATCCAACTGAGGAAGGGTCTTTAACATTCGTCACACAGCGAAATTCCCCGGTTAACACGGCTCTTTTTCTGATGCAGAAAACGAAGTCTGTAGTACCCGTCACGCTAACCAATACGCGTAATCTGTCGGTACACCGCATGGGTTACGCGATGTTTGCCCGTCAGCCTACTGATGGCGCAAATAACGGCGCTGGTGCTCAAACACTGGAATGGAAACTCGTTACTGGCGAGGTGGATTCGGTCATTAATGGAGTGAATATTACCTGATGGACGACTCAATCAAACACGTTGAAATCAACGGGCGTAAATTCTGTGTAGTCCGAATGAGCGCTTTTGATGCCATTCACTTTAATTTGCGCGTGGCGGAGATTCTCGCCAAACACGGTATCAGCCAGGTAGAAAGCATTCTTTCTATGTCGTCGAAGATTTTCGGTGTGCTTAACCGGGAAGACCACGACGAATTGTTGTTTACCTTACTGGCAAAATCCCGCGCTCAACTTGTCGATAATGGCGAGTTTCTGGATAGCTGGGACGCAGTGAATACCAATTTCACCGCTACCAACATTGCCGATGTTTATCTGGTGGCGCTGGAGTGCCTGAAGCTCTCCATTCTTCCGGTTACAGCAGGGTTAAAAAAAAATATTGGTCTGGACACAGCGGGAACGATGCAGGGGGCCATGCGGCAACTGTTCAGCGCCTTGCTGAAAACCTTGACCGAACCGTCCGCACCGAACTTGTCATCTGGCGAGTGATAGAAAGCGGCCTGATTAGCTTCAGCGATGTAGTGTCAGGCCGCGCCTCCTTTGATTCCATTATGAGAGCCTCCGCCGTTATCCAATTTGATAACGCGGTTCAGCACGCGCTTAGCAAGGTGAAAAAATGACAGACCAGTCAGCCGATCTCGTAACGAAAATTGACGTTATTCCAGACCTTGACGGGCTCAACAGCTTTGATGCCGCGATTGATAAGGCCATCGCAAAGGTTAATCAGCTTGACGCCGCTATCAAGCGTGTCAACAACCTGAAGCCTGCAAGCCCCTACGCGCCAAGCAGTGCATCAACAGCGCCGACAGCAGCCACTACAGCAGCAATAGCCACAGTAGCCGCTACAGGCACGAATTTGATTGCTCGTACACCTCTGGCAGAAACTGTGCGCCGGGAGTCTCAGAAGGTCGCACGTGCAGCCGTTCAGGGTATGGGTAGCGGTATTGGCCTTCCTCTTCTGGGCGGTGGCGGTTCTGGTGGCGGAGGTCTGCTTTTACCGCCGCCGCGTGCTGGTGGTTTTAACCCGTTCGACGCGTCCAATTTTTCCGGCGAGCCGTTAAATACCAGGAAGAAACCTGTTGCTGATGCCGTACAGAGCGGGATACGTAACCCGTTTGGCGTTGATACGATGCTGGCAGGGGCCGGGCTAACTGTTGGCATTATGGCGGCGGGTAATGCGCTGGCTGACAGCCTTGATTCAATTCAGCGTCAGCAGGCGCAGATTGCGAGGTTGACGCAGACAACCGGCGACGCAAAAGAGGCTTTCTTTGCACTTAATCAGGCCGCGAGTGATGTACGAAGTGACAGCGGGGCGTTTATCTCAACCTATACCAATATGGCGACTGCCACGCAGAAGCTTGGAAAGTCTCAGGAGGAAACAATCCGGGCAACGCAGGGGCTGGTAGGCGCATTACAGCTAGGTGGCGGCAGTGCTGAAGCGGTAAACGCAGCGCTTTACCAGATGGGCCAGGCATTTTCTTCTGACCGGTTCGGCGGAGATGAGTTTAGATCTTTCATGGAGGCCATTGGTACGATGGCCCCGGAAGTGGCGAAGGCTTTCGGCACGGATGTGAAAGGGCTACGAGCAATGTCAGAAGCCGGGAAGCTGACGGCGGAAACGATGATGAACGCCTTTGAGAAAATGGCGGCAAGTAATGCCGACCTGCTTAAAAAACAGGGCTGGACTTGGGGCCAGACAATGACAGTCATGAAAAATGACTGGCAGGCATTTTTAGCGCAGGCGACTATCGGCGGAGAGTGGCAAAAATTCACTGATTGGGCAGCTAATACTCTTATTCCTTTAGCCAGAAGCGCGGAAAAAGAGGTTGCCGCGTTCTGGTCAACGCTGGCAGATGAAAGCAAGTCAGCGATTCTTATCGGTATTCTTGGTGCTGTTGGTGCAGCATTTACCGCGTTGGCAATTCCGGTTATGGCTGCTATATGGCCTTTTCTGGCAATTGGCGCTGCTGTATGGGTTGTTTATGAAGCGTTTGTAGAATGGAAAGCATGGATGGCAGGTGAAACAGGAACGATATTTGATGGGTTATTTGGCAGTTTTGATGAATTTGAAAAAAGATATCCTAATATCATGAAACTTCTACGTGCATTAACCGGAGCGGTGAATGATGCTGCTGATAATATGGATAAAAGCAACCCAAATGAATCACAAAGTGACCCGGATAGTTTTGGCGGAAGGGTTAAAAAATTAATGAATCCATTTTATTTAGCAAACAATGCTCCAGCAGGAATGATGAACTTTCTTGATGGTGTTATAGGTTTTTTTGGCGGAGGGAGCAGCACAACAGATACAGCAAACGTATCACCAGCAGGAAAAGGAGGTGTAATTGTGAACAACAGCAACAGCGGGAACCATCAAACACAGATTATCGTTAGCAGTCCTAAGGAAGCCGCAGAAACGGTAAATAATATGGCTGAGCCGGGTACAATTTCGGGGGATTTGTCTGGTAACATAGCAGAGTCTACCGGAGCACGATAAGGATAAAAAATGGGATTCTTTAAGTTTGACCAATTGATTACACCTAAAATTTTAGCTGTAGTTTATTTGTTGCTCGTGATTTTTTGCGTTGTGATGGCGCTGAAAACAGGAAGTAAGGATGGAATGCAAATGCTCGGTTGGGTATTTGCTGCTATCGTGGCAAGAATTCCTTTTGAACTGGTTATGGTTACTTTCAAAAACAACGAGTATCTACGCCGGATTTGTGAAACAGCAGAAGCTAAAAAGAGCGATTAGCCCCCAGCGGTAACAGCATGTAACACACACAGCTAAGATGTGAAAATCCCCTCTACGAAGGGGATTTTTTTTGGGGTTTTTATGGCTGAAGGTATGGACGCGGCGATTAGTGCGCCACGCGATAAACGAGCTGTAATGGTATTTGAATCAGGAGTGACGGTGTCACTTAGGCTCAAAACACGTGAGGAAGTTTCAGCAAAACGAACCATCGCCCAGGGGAAGATTGAGACTGGTTATAAAATATCGGACGGTGAAGTAGACGATCCAAAGGTTGCCAGTTTTGAGGGCATCATCACTGGCACCGATTTGCCTTTTGTGCCTCTGCATATGATTTCCGCTATGAATCAGGCTCAGGCTATTCAGGCAGCATACGATACGAAGGAATTTGTATCGGTTTATACATCCTTCATGGCAATGCCTCAGTGCCGTATCACATCGCTTTCAATTGAAGCTGTTCCAAAGAAAAACAGCTATACGGTCAAGCTGACTGCTCAGAAAGTTGAAACGATAGCGTTTCAGCGTAGCAGGACTAAATCCGCGAAAACTTCTAAGCCGGCAGGGAAGGGGAAAACCTCCGCAGGTAAAAAGAGCGCCGCCACGGTAGACGCCAACAAAGAGCCGCAAAAAATCTATGCGCTAGAAAAAATGCGTCGTGTTTTGGGAGGCGCATAAATGGAGCCTGCTTACTACGAAATTGGTGTTATCGCATCTATCCCAGACCAGGAATTCACATCATCACTAAACGGCGTGGTTTTGAATATGCGCCTGTTTTTCGCAACAACTACAGAGCTGTGGTGGCTTGAAATATCCAACGCAGACAGGACGGTTACACTGTCACAAATTTGCTTGCGTCCGGGAGTCTGGCATGGCCTTAGCGGGAAATTGCCGGGCTATGCTGGCGCGGGAGCTGTTGGCGTTGCTCGTCTAAGACCAAATGAAAAATTTGGGGACGTTAACGCTTTTGATGGGGGCTTTGGCCTTTTCTTTTACGACGAACTGGAGAGTGATTAAGTGGGGAAACTCTGGAAGCGATTTATTGAATCACTTTCGCCTAAAAAGCTGGGTGTACTACTGGCTTTAGTGGTGGGGTTCACGCTGGGTGCGATTAAGTTTTGGGACTGGTTTAAATACAGGGTGGGAATTATTACGGCGGCTCTTGCGGTGCTTTCTCTTAATGAATGGGCAGTAATTATCGGCATTTTATGCACTGTGGTAACTTGCCTCGTTAACTGGTATTACGAGCGCAAAAAATACCTAATCGCTTTAGGTGGAGGTGTTCGTGGGGAATAAGAGCAAATTAAGTGCCGTTATGCTGGGTTTGATTGCTGCCGGGGCAAGCGCTCCGGTATTGATGGCGCAGTTTCAGCACGAAAAAGAAGGAACCAGCCTGACAGCCTACCAGGACAAAAGCCGGGGTATATGGACTATTTGCGGCGGCGTGACTTACGTTGACGGAAAGTCGGTAATTAAAGGCATGAAATTGACGCGAGTACAGTGCGATAAAATAGACAAAGCTGAACAAGCTAAGGCGCTGGCATGGGTAGACAGAAATGTCCACGTACAATTAACGGAGCCGCAAAAAGTTGGAATTGCTTCATTTTGTCCGTGGAATATTGGCCCCGGTAAATGTTTTCCATCGGGGTTTTATCGTGACCTGAACTCGGGGAACTTTAAAGGTGCTTGTGCGCAAATTAAGCGCTGGGTATGGGATGCCGGGCGTGATTGTCGCATACGGGAGAACAATTGCTACGGTCAGGTTATCCGCAGAGACCAGGAATCAGAGCTAACTTGCTGGGGCATGGACAAATGAAAACAAAATATGCCGTATTAATTGGCCTGATTGTAGCGTCGTCATTAGGTGGCGCTGGTTATGTCATCCATGAATCAGCTTTTGAGGCCGGGAAAAAGGATAACGATAAAGAATGGAAACTAAAGTGGTCGGAGCGAGACAAGGCCGATAAAAACGCGCAGTTGACACAGGAGCAAGCGCAGCGTGAAGAAGAACTCCGGCGTAAGAAGAAAACTGAGGAAATTGTAAATGATGCAGAACGGGAAAAACAAAAGGCACTGGCTGATGCTGCTGACGCTGATAATGCTGCTGACCAGTTGCGCGGGCAACTCGCCAAAATCAGGCGTGAACTCGCAACCAGTGAAACAGGCAGGATTTCCGCAGATGCCGCCAGAAGGCAGACAGCCGCCGAAACCGCAAGTTTGCTTGCCGACCTGTACGAAGAATCAGACCGTCGCGCGGGAGAAATCGCTAAGTATGCTGATGCAGCAGCAAGCGCCGGGAGTGTCTGCGAACGCACATACGACGCGGTAACGCGATCTGTTGAGTGATCGAAACGGATCAATTAATGCCCGTATGTGATTGATAATTTGGATGGTTGAATGAAAAGGGCGGGGATGTGATGTAGATTGCTTGTTTGTAGTTGATTTTTAAACTGACTACGGATACGCTTTAAGGCACGGAGAACAAGGGTTTTCTGAGATTAACGCGCATAACAAGCGGTTTACTCGTTTTGGTCTGCAATTTAACATAATATACATTATGCGCATAGTTGGTGTAATGGCTCAATAGTAATGTCCGCCTGTGGCTCAATTCAGATGTCCGCGCTATGGTAAGCTTCACTGGTCCGTTTAAACTACCGGGAGGCATATCATGAGCGCAGAAAGCTCAGGAGTGTTTACT